CGATTCTAGTAGAATTATCTACACCCCTTACATGAAGATAAAAATATTCCATCATATTTTGCATGTTAAAATTAAAGTTATACTGACCTGTCTGTGGATCAACATAATGATTTTTTTTCATGATATTAATAGTAGTCTGCATAAACTGCTCTACTTCATTAGGTGGAATAGAACCTACGTTAATGTAGAACATTCTCTTCTCAGGTGCTCTCATTATACGATGAATTAACATCGCATCTTCCATTAACGTTGTTTGTTTAAATATCTTTCTAGCTGGCTCTAAGTAAGATCTACCGTAAGGTAGGTAGTGTACATCAGATATTAATCTGAAGTGAGCCATTTCGTAGTTATCTATTCTAATTCTAGATGTCTGTTTTTTATTTGGTAGGTAGTTAGTATCTGTTGATGCTGCTATACCTTCTGGGTCTAGTTCAAATTCTACTTTATGAGGATTGTCAGGATCGTGTCCTTCCATTCTAGCAATATGATAAACAGTATAAGGTAAGACATTATAAACTCCGAACTTCTCTGCTATCTCTAACTTTAAGAAAAAGTCTCCGTATTTACACATCTGTCTAGTCCAAGACCATAAATTAAATTCGATATTTAGTACATCGTAAAATAAATTATAGAGTACCCTTTGTATATTTTCATCTGATGATTTAACTGATAGCACTTCATTCTGATCATTTTTTACTGTTGCCTCATCAGCAATAACATCTAATGCTGAAGCTATAATAGGATCAGTGTCCATTGCTTCATAATCAGAGTATAATTGTACCCTAAGTGTCTGATAATTTAAATTAGGGTTAAATATATTAGCCTTATTATAGGTATATAGACGGGTAAACCGGTCCATTAGAGAATTGGTCTGGTATCTACCTGTAGTTTGAATAGAATTTACATCGGCTACCTTAAGTTGAGTTCCTCCAACGTTACGTATTACTACGTCGTTTGAAAAAAGTCTCTGTAATCTACCGAACAATGATTTATCTGCCATCGATTAATATATTTTTATATAAATAGTCTACTTTAAAAGCCAAGAGATATCCTCTGTGGTTTGACCATTATCAATAATATAAGGATTATTTTGCTGACTTCCAACTGATTTGATAACAGCTTTGTTTTTAGCATTTAAATTAGTAAAAGAAGATAGTTGTGCTCTAGCTAAGTCCATCCCTTGTTGACGTAGTCTAAGTGCAGTATCTCTAACGTATAATGCTGTTGCACAAGAGATTATAAGGTCATCGTTATATCTATCTTGAGCTTGAGCTTTACCATTTTTCCAGACAAATACTCTCATCTCTCCTAATAGTCTCTTTGATTGTATAGTAGCAGAATGGTCTCTAATATACTCAATCATTTTAGCAATAACTAAAGGTCTAGTTCGAGCCGACATAGTAAACCCAGGTACTAATTGATCTCTTTCCCACTTAGTCATATAAGATTCTACAGTGTCTAAATGATTTTTAGGTGAGTAATATAAGTTTCTATATTCTCTTTCTAAAACTTGCTCTATAGTTGCCCATCCAATATTGGCATTTTCCACTACAAGTAATGCTTCGTTATATTCTGAGGCTATACCTACAAGCATATTACCGAAGTCTTTTGGTGCTATTTTACCTTTGTACTCAGCTACTTGAACAGCATTTTCTACATCAAATATATGAAATGCAGAGTAATCTTGTCCATCTCCTCTAGCGACATCAGCTACTACCATATAAGACTTACTATAATCTACTCCTTCCCATACCCATAAATTACCGTCAACACCTCTTCTTTCCATTGGATCTTTTTGGTATGTTTGTTCATAGAAAGCCATATCATCAGTTTCAAATACAGTGTCCCCAGAAGCTAAGAAATCACAATCACATTCCTGACCAGCCATTTTTGGTCCTAAGTCGGCGTCTTGTTGATCTCTCCAAGATTGATCTCTTTCTGGATGTACTGACCAAGGAAGTCTGACTGGTAAGAATGAATTCTCTCCTGTTTCTGCTTTCTCCCAAGTTTGGTGAAACCAATTACCAATACCGTTAGGAGTTGATAAGGCCATACATTGACCACCGGTTGCTAATGTTTGTTGTGCTGCAGTAAACGTTTCTTCAATATTATCAATGAAGGCTGCCTCATCTATTAGTAGTAATGATACCGCTTCGGATCTTGCTGCATCTGCATTAGATGATTTAGCTGTTATTTTAGATCCATTTTTAAGTCTTAGAGATAATTTGTTTTTCTCAACTGCGGGTAATCTTAACCACTTTGGTAACTGATCGTACATAAACATAGTTTTAGAAACTAGGTTACGTGCAGTTGCTTGTGTAGTTGCTAAAGCAAGTACGTTTTTATCTTTATGAAATAACATTAACCATAAACTATACGCAGCAGCAAGTGTAGA